CATCATTATGAGGATGTGGATGGTAACTGGGTTGATATTGACCCTGCAATTGGCAATCCAGGCCAATATGTTGAGGTGACAAATTACGATCACTATTATAAACAGAATGAAGAACTTAAAACAATTAAAATAATTAGGCCTGCTGTGATTGATCAAATTGTTTCTTCATACTTCCAGGCGTCACGGCAGAGCATATGACAGAAATACAATCACAATTATTGGGTGATCAGCACTCTGATGACTATACCATAACAAAGGCCGAGATAACAAGCTCTAGAGGATATTATCCTTTGGATATTATTAATGTTATTTCTGAATTTGAGGTATATGAATCCATTGAAAAGTCTTATTTAACTGGTAGAATTGTAATATCTGATCAGATGGGAATCTATGATAGATTTGATTTTGATGGCACAGAGATATTGGACATAGAAATCACAAGGAATATTTCAGGTTCTACACCCATCAATAAAAAATTTGTATTATCGAATGTTGAAAACACCAAAAAATCAAATGAAACAAATGAGGCAATACAATTTCATTTGATTGAGGATATAACATTTAAAAGTGCATTGACAAATGTAAATAAATCATATTCTGGACAACCTCAGGAAATTATAGCACAAATTTTAAAAGAGTACTTGAATAAGAACCTCCTTACAAATGCATTTGAAGATATTCAGGCATCAATGAAGGTTATTATACCCAACCTTGATCCAATTGAAGCTCTTACATGGATTAGAAATAGAGCTACAACAAGTAAAGGCTATCCATTTTTTCTTTATTCAACACTTGCGTCCAATGATGTTTTCTTTACCGATATTGGTACTCTGTTAGAACAAAAAATATTAAATGATAGATACCCATTTACATATTTGCCAGGGGTTGGATCATCTTCTGCCACCGGAAGACTTTTTCAGATATTTGAATATGAATATCGAAATGTTGAAAACAATATTAATCTAATATCAAATGGTGTTGTTGGTGCAAATCATAATTTCTATGATGTTACCACTGCAAAATATGATAAGATAAAATTTAATGTGCATAAAGACTTATATAGAAATGTATCAAAGTTAAATCCAAGGCAACCACATCCTGTACTTGATGAATTTTCAGAATATGAGGATGTTAAAATATCTGATTATGAATCAAAAAATATGTTTCATATTCATTCAACATTATCGCAAGGAAGAAGGATAAAATCTTATTCCGAGGAATACACGGCAACCGAGCATAAGTTAAAAGTGATAGCGCAAGCAGCAAAATTGTTCATGACAAGAAACCCCATAGAGATAACAGTGAACGGCCGTGAGTTTATAAGTGGCAATGATACATATAGTATTGGTAATAACTTTAGAATACTATTTAAATCAAACATTGATCAAAATGAAAGACCTTTGATTGATACAAAGAAATCTGGTGATTACCTAGTGCATGCAGCAAAACATAGTTTTAGAAACGGTAGAATTTTTTCACGGTTACTATGTTCAAAAATAACAAATTATGAATCCAATGATTGGCCTGATGGAGTATATACATGATTCCTAGTTCATATAAGGAATATTATGGTGATGAAAACAGATGGTTTCTTGGTGTAGTTCTTGACATCAATGATCCTGAGCAACTGGGTAGGGTTAAAGTTAGGATATATGGTGTCCATCCGGATAACACGATTGATGCATCATTAGATGATCTTCCTTGGTCTCATGTTTCAGTACCAGTCACTGAAGGTGGCTCATCAGGTATCGGAACAAATACTGGCATTAAACCTATGGCTCAAGTTTATGGTATTTTTCTTGACGGTAAAAACTCACAGATACCTCTGGTCCTTGGCTCAATACCAAAGATTGAAGCCGCAGAAACATACCAAAGTAATATTCAAGAGCAAAGAGATAAGGATTTAAAACTTAAAGGTAGCACAAATTTAGAAAAAGCCTTTGAATATTTTGTTTCTGAAGAAGGTGGATTTTTTACACCAGAACAGGCTTGTGGAATACTTGGAAATCTACATGTTGAAAATGGTGTCAATTTAAGAAACTCAAAAGATCTAGATCCAGACATTGATGCAACTGAAAAAGATGGAGCAAAGGCCTTTGGTATTGCCCAATGGAATGATGCACCTCGTGCAGCAAACAGAGAAGGTGGTTTAACCAGATATGCAGAGCTTTTGGATTTTAGCGCAAAAAATGGGTTGGATTATAGAACACTGTATGCACAATTATCATTTATTAAATATGAATTATTTAAATATAAAGCTTTACTTGGTATTGGTGAACTCAGAATGGCCGAGACACCGGAACAAGCCTCGGAGGTTTTTCAAGACAAATATGAAAGACCTCAACGTACAGTAGAAACAACCGAGGAAAGAAAAAAAGAGGCCAGAAAATATTTTGAGAGGTTCGCATGAGTTTTCGTGACCCAACTAGAAATGCACAAATTATAAATGGTAATAAAGTTTACTATGATGACGCACGTGGTTTTTGGACGGTAGAGTTTGTACGTGATAAAATAAGAGAACAATATCCTACACAAGCACAAGCAAGGGCTGCAGCTGCTTATGGTGGTGGTTCAGAGGGTGATAGAAATACTGCAGTTGTTCCAAAACAAGCAGTACAAACTGCACTTGCAAGCAGTAACACTATCTCTAAAGAGTTTGTTGACAAAGCACAAATTACGGTAACCCAAAGGATTTCAGCTGAAGGGAATGTTATTAATGCTAAGGTAGGTAATGAGGAGGATGGACTTCTTTCACTGACAGCAACAACTACTAAGGGTGATGCCAATGAAGGACCTGCAATCTCTGTAATGACAAAGAATATCAAGAAAGGTAAAGCCACGGTTGTAAAAACTGTAAGTGCAAAGTCAAAACTTGAAAGTGTTACAGGAAAGACTGCTAAAGTAGATATTGTTTTAAATGAAACAGTAGTTCAAGCAAATCCAAAAGGTGGTACTCAGGCATTAAGAACTGTTGCAAAAGTTTCAAATAAAGAGTTGCCTGACTGCTTTGATAAATCATCTCCTGTTCCGTCTCTAATAAAGGAAGCAGTTGATGTTGAGGTAAATCAAGGTGGGATTCAAAATAAAGTTTCCCAAGATATGAAAAGCACTTCGGCCAAAATTTCTATATCACTTAAAAACCCATTTGGTTCTAATAATAAATTTGGCTCGGTAGGTAGTTCATTTGGTAACTTACTTGGTCAAATTGTAGCCATTGCCCAAAATGTTACTGAAACATATCAATCACCAACAAAAGCTGTAAAGGTTGCAGTGACCCCGACAGTCATAAATGAAAGGAACCAAAAAGTTCCAACGCCAAATATCACAAATGAAAATGGCACCACTAATACAAAAGATGTGGTTACAAAATCCACTACTGAAAATGTAAACCCTGATGTTGAATCAACAGCACCGCCTTATGAAGCTGGTAAAGGATTACGAAATTTTACCATTCTTACAAAAACTAGACTTGAAGGTGGCACATTTAGGTTTCCTTTAATAAAGCATGAATCACACCTTACTGCTGAGTTAAAATCCTGTGAAAGAGAGATTACCCATCTTATAATTGCATTTACCAAATTCAAGAATAAAAAACAATTCTTGATGGAACAATTACAGAAGCCAATTAGAGATTCTCGTATAAAGAAATTTGGCCAGGCTGCAATAAATGCAAATCCTAAAGAATATGCTTTTGGTGCTCATTTCTATGTAAATTTATTTGGAGCAATTGCAATTAGCAGAGACATAAATTCTGTTGCATACGATAGTGGTGATCTTACGCAACCTAGGACAGGCGCAATTGTTGTGCTTGTTGATGCTGGTGAGGATGATTGGTCGACCGCCGCTACTCCAAATCAAATGCATTGGCTAGGGTTTATAATTGATGAATTTATAAAGGCATTTCCTGGTGCAGAGATACTTGGACTATCGGATGTTGAGCCTGATCAGGTAAATAATCCACCATTTGATGTCAGGGCATTTGTAAAGTCAAGAAATAGAAAAGCATCAACAATAAAAGAAAGAGTTGTTGAGGAGGTACCACCTGCAGCTGACTTGGCTGATAGACAACCTGCAAATATTCCTTTGCCCAAAAAACCAAGTTCAACCAAGATACCAAATGTTGCACAGGTGGCCAGAGAACAAAATAAAAAGGCTGCAGCAGTATCATCTGTTAATCCTCAAAATTATGTTAAATCACAGGAAGATGCACTTAATCTTATAAAAGAGAAAAATGATTTAATAGTTGGTGCTGATAAGTTGTTTGGTACCGGACAGTTGGGTAATTTACTTGGTAAGGTAAATGGTTTGGATGGAGTTGCAAAAGGTGTATTGGATGCAGCACAAGATTTAAAACAGGGCGAATTAAAACTTGGTAAAGTTTTTGACAGTATAAAAGGAGTGTTTAAATAATGTCTGAAGATACTAATGAGGTAGAACTCCCCCAAAAGGTTGAGGAAGCCTTTGCCGACCCTACCCAAACATATCCTAAAAAGGAATATTATAATATTGCCTCAACAAACCTTGCTGCAAGAGGTTTAAAAACCAATGAGGTTTATGTTGGTGGTGGTGATGTACAATTAAATTTGGACATTGAAGATTTACCACCATCAAAGTATCCCTTAAATCAGGTAAGGGAAACAGCTACTGGTCATGTCACAGAAATTGATGACACACCAGGCCGTGAACGTATGTTATTTAAGCATCGTACTGGTGCTGGAATTGACATGCGACCAGATGGCACAGTAATTATATCGTCAAAATATAATACAATTCAAATTACCGGAAATGACCATAGGGTCTTAGTGAGAGGTGATGGTGACATATTCTACCAAGGTAATCTACGGCTTCATGTCTCGGGTGATATGGATGTAGAGGTTGGTGGAAATTATAATTTAAAAGTTCATGGAGACAAACGTGAGGATGTACGCGGTAGTTACCAACAAAAGGTAAGGGAGAACCATGAAACTTCTATCACTGGAGACAAATCAAAGTTCGTGGTGGGCACGAACACTGACACTATCCTTAGTGATCATAATATTATTGTAGATAATGACTATACATTACGTATTGGTCATAACAACAGGCAATTTGCTGGTAATGATACAATGTTTACAGCAGAGGATGATCTTACATTAAGTGCAACAAATAGCATTAACATCACTTCTCAAGATAATGTATTACAATCAAATACTGGTATGATTGGTGGTGAAAATGTAATTCACTATGGTAAAAACTATTATGGAACATCTGCAACATTTACTGCAGGTGTTACTGCTCCAACATTTACTGGCGATTTAACTGGTCGAGCTGATGAGGCAATTCACTCGGATACCGCAAACTTTGGTCCAAGTCTAGGATCACCGGCTGGTTTCACAAATACAAATACAGCAACGGATACTACAATTCGTGCTGAATTCCCGGCACCAGCTGATATTGATCAATCCTGGATTAATGACTACCTTACTAAATCGGAATATGGTGTAAGGGTTGTTGATGTTGATATTGGTAGTATCATTAAAAATGAAATTGATAAATCTGCAGATTATGGTGGAATATCAAAGGTCCGACTTACAACAGAGAATGTAAGATCAAAACTTCGTGATCCAAATACAATTAGGAATGATGCCTTTGTTGCCCGTTGTATTGCAGAGAATGTTCTTTCTCCTACCTTTGTGGACCAAACACCCACAGATAAAACAATTGGTAGAATTGCAAATACCAGTGGTACTCCAAAGAGAGGTGCCGGTATAGCCTTTCCTGGTGAGCATGAAACTTCAAAAGTTTTATTCTCATCAAATTTAAAAAAGACAGTTACACTTACGCCAGAACAATTGTATAATCCTGAATTGCAACTGGCCAGAGATGGAGAAATAACAGCGAGGACTGCATTAGGTAGAGGTATAAAACTTGCAAAGTTCCTAGGTGGTTATGGTGAACCACTTACATTAAATCATATTACTGATGATATTGATAGGGTTAGAATTGCAAAGAATCTTTATCTGCAAGGAAGGTTTATGAACGAGGTCCAATCATATTTGGATGTCAGAAACAAATATAGGTTAATTGTTGCTGAAGGGTTTTATAAGGCCGAGGATGGGGAAACCTTAGAACCAGGTAGTGTTAATTATCTTATGACCAGAGGTCAAGCTGTTGTTTATGAATTAAGAGATAATAATGGTTTGCTTCCATTACAAAAAACGTATGACCTTGCCGAATGGATTATGGATTACACAGATTTTGGGAAAATGATTTTGTCATATGATACGTACGGACCAAGTGGTGATTTGCATGCTCAGATCATTATTACAATGCCGGAGGTTACACCACAATGGACTGTTGTATATGATAATAAAGTTGAAACACAGTTTAATAATTATACCCAAACCAACGGAGAACTGGTAGAAATATTAAAATAGTATTATAAATACATCTAATAACGTTAGAGGATTTTATGGCCAAGGCTTTTTCAATTGAGGATGGTAATCTAAGTTCGTCCATCGTGTCATCCAGATCGGTATCACACGTAGATGTGGATTTAGCTTTTAAACCTAGACCATCCGGTGAGATATTTAAGAAAACAGATGCTGCAGCTGTAAAACAAGCTGTAAAAAATCTTCTTATGACTAGTCGTCACGAAAAACCTTTTCAACCAAATTTTGGAGCAAACCTTAATAGTGCTTTGTTTGCTCTTGATACCGAATATGATCCAGAATATATCTCAGGTCTAATAAAAGATGCGATTACAAATTATGAACCTAGAGCCAGAGTACTGTCATTGGCAATAAAACCTGACTCTAATTATAATGCATTGGATGTGCAAATTACTTTTCAAGTTGTAAATACTACTGAGATAGTATCATTAGATTTAACAATAGCGAGGCTCAGATAAATGGCTACCACAATTAAATCAACTGACCTTGATTTTCAGAATATTAAAACTGGGCTTAAAAATTATTTTAAGTCAAAATCACAATTTAATACCTATGATTTTGAAGCTGATGGATTAAATAATATCCTTGATGTCCTTGCTTATAATAGTCATGTGAATGGTTTAACTGCAAACTTTGCATTAAATGAAGCTTTTTTAAATACAGCACAACTTAGATCATCTGTTGTTTCACATGCTGAAACATTAGGGTATGAAGTAAGATCAAGAACAACATCTTATGCAATAATTAATATAAACACAAGTCTTGCTGGTGTTCCATCTCGGCCTGCACAATTACAATTACCTAAGGGTTGGACATTTACATCAGCAGTTAATGGTGTAAACTATACATTTAGAACACTAGAAAATTATTTTGCAAAAGATAATGGCTCAGGGTTCTATCAATTTTTAACTGCAGATGGTTCCATAGATATTCCTATCTATGAAGGTATTGAAAAAACAAAAACATTTTTATCAGGTGAGGTTGATGAAAGACAAATCTTTGTTATACCTGATGAAACAATTGATACTGCCACTGCTTCGGTACAAGTCTTTGATACTGCAAGTTCATCTAATTATATAACATACATTCCTTTAGCCAGAGCTGTAACAATTGATGAAACCTCAACAGTGTTTACAATACGTGAAGCTCCAAATGGATTTTATGAATTAAACTTTGGTGATGGTTTATCATTTGGTACCAAACCAGATGCCGGTAATAAAGTGGTTGTAACATACCTATCCTCAGCAGGACCAACAGCAAATACTGCAGATGTTTTCACATCAAATTCTTCATTAAACGTGGATGGTGTTTCATATGGAGTGAACATTGTAACAAGTGCAGAATCAACTGCTGGTGCAAACAAACAATCCATTGAGAGTGTAAGATATCTTGCTCCAATTGCATATGCATCTCAGAAAAGACTGGTTACATCCTTGGATTACAAAGGTACAATTCTTTCCAACTATACAGATGTTACTGATGCAAATGTATGGTCTGGAGATCAAAATGTTCCAATCGACTATGGTTCAGTATATGTAAGTTTAAATTTTGCTCCAGGTACATCAACAACAATTAAAGAAAATGTAAAAAACAGCATTGTGAATAATTTTGGTGACAGACTTGGTGTGGTTTCAATTAATACCAAATTTACTGACCCCACTGATGTTTATTTAGAGGTTACAACCGAATTTGATTTTGATCCTGCACTTTCAGGGTTTACGGCAACCACAACAGAGAATACCATAAACACATTTGTTCAAAATTATTTTTCAGATAACCTGGCAACATTTAATGCCGTATTTAGAAGAAGTAATCTTTTAACAGAAATTGATGCTCTTGACCAGGCAATTCTTTCAAGTAAAATGGAAATAAAAACTCAGATGAGAATTACACCAAGTCCTGGTACATTAGAAACATTTAATATATACTACCCTACAAGATTGGCAGCGCCAGATGATATCAATTTGATAGTAAAATCAAGTGCATTTACATACAATGGTGTTGTTGCAAAAATACAAAATGTTTTAAATTCAACTAGGTTACATATTGTTGATACTGATGGCAATGAACTTTTGGATAACATTGGACAATATAACCCATCAGATGGTAGCATAAATATAATTGGTCTTAAAATTGATGGATTCATAGGGGCATTTCAATTCCTAAAAATATCAGTCACACCGGAAAATCAAAGTGTAGTAAGGCCACTTCGGAATTATATTTTAAGACTTGATAGAACAGAAACAACTGCAACTGCAAGAATTGATAGACAGACCACTTCACTTCAGGTAACATAATGGCTCATACAGGCTTTGCACAAACCTTAAGAACGTTTAACAGATTTGACACCAATCTTAGAAAAAGTTTGGTCAAGGAAGTTTTACCGGAACATTTTTCCAGTGATTATCCATCACTGATAGAATTTTTAGAAGCATATTATGAACATCTAGATTCTGCAGATAATTTTGGTGGTGTCATTGAAGAGCTTCAAACAATTAGAGATATTGAGGATACCAAACTTGAATATCTAGACAATATGTTTTATGGTATAGGTTTGGGTGTTTCTGGTGGTAGGTTTACATTTCCAAGAGAAGCCATAAGAAATTTTGGTAATTTCTTTAGAGTAAAAGGTTCCGAATATTCAGTTGAAGGATTTTTTAGAGCCTTCTTTAGTGAAGATGTTGAAATAATTTATCCAAAGGACCAGTTATTTACTATTGGTAAATCACCAATAGGACCACAATATGCATATAAATTGCAAAATGGTAAACTTTATCAGGTATTTTCAACCTTACTTAAAGTTGCTATACCTTTAAGTGATTGGGAAACCCTTTATAGAAATTTTGTTCACCCATCCGGGTTTTATCTTGCAGCTGCAGTTGTTATTGAAGGCAAATTTAATGTAGAAATTGGCACAGCTCAATCAGTTGCAGATGCACGTGCAGGCATTATTAATGTATATGGAACGGCAACATATTCACCGCAGGCCGAGGGTGAGGCCGTGGGTGCTGTTGGTATTGCCCCTGCAATAAATGCACCTCTATTTGATGGTCTGGATAGTGATCAAATTAATCCAAATGCAATTCCATATGTTGCGGGTGGATATGTCACACCTGGGTATATGTCCAAGCCTGGTGGTAATAATGCACTATTTAGAACCAGGGATCGTTATAGCCTTTACAGAAATATACAGGATTATCAGAATCTTACAATTGCACAGGTCAGTCAATATTATAACAATATGTACGAATGGGCTGGATTCTATCAGTCATTTGATGATGCTGCAGATTCATCCAATGCATCAGCAATTAGGTTCTCATCTACACTAGATAACTTTAGTTCACGTGTCTACTTTAGAAAATAATATTTTCATTATAAATAGACTAAATGGTTTTATAGGTTAAAAAATGGCAAGAGAAATTATAGATATTGGAACCGCTGGTAATGATGGAACCGGAGATGATCTTCGTTCCGGTGGTACCAAAATTAATAACAATTTCCAGGAACTCTACTCGGACGTAGCCTCTCTACAGGTTCAGGTAGGTGGTTCTGGTGGTGGTGTTGATGGAATTGGTTTCATTGACCGAGGCATTCTATTCGAGGGTGACAGCCCTGATGATGCATTCCAAACATTTTTTGGAGTAGTTAATCCAACAGCCGATAGAACAATTAAACTACCAGATGATTCTGGTACTGTTGCTTTGATAACAGATATTAAACAAGAAATTGATTCTTCTTATATTTCATTACTGACCGGAACAGCATTTGATTCTAGTGGTACACTTATATTAATTCAAGAAAATTCAGTTGATTCTGCAGAGGTATTACAACTTATTGATTCTGGATATATTAATTTTAGAGTTAATGCTCCAGATTTAACTGCACATGCAGGTAATATCGTACCTGCCGCTGATAGCACATATGACCTTGGTGATTCTAATTATCAGTGGAAAGACCTATGGTTAAGTGGTAAAACAATTCATCTCGGTGGTCAAACAATAAGTAATAACGGATCATCATTTGTATTCTCACAAGAGCTTGCCACTGGTGCAAATAATATGTCAGTTGATTCCGGTAACGGATTCTTTGTGAACACCTATGCAAATATTGCAACTGGTACACGTGCTGGTGGATATGGAACCCAACAAAACTCAATGAAGATTGAGGGTAATACAGTTCAATTTGCAACTGTAGATGGTATTGTATCAGCAGAATTGGTAACCAATCAAGGGCTTTCAAACTTTAATGATCCATTTGGTGCTGGTGGTGCAATTTCTGTTCCAGATATTACCACAGCTCAAAGATCCACAGTTGCAGCACGTAGCGAATTTAGAGTTGGTTCAATTGCTTATAATACCGATTCAAATAATTTTAATCTATATGATAGTGATGGTTGGTTCTCACTTAATAAAAATGCAATTGAAGCAGATGATATTTCAACCACAGTTGATTCTGGTTATGTAAAAGCCAGGGCCACTGAATTAGATCTAAATAATTATACAGTTTCCTCTGTGCCGGCCGGCCAACATGGTAAATTTATATTTGTTACCGACGGTGCATCAGGTAACCCTTGTCTTGCAGTTTATGACAGTGATGCCGGATTCTACAAACGTATTGCACTCGGCACACAAATTAGTACTTAATAGGATATAGAAAATGCCAGCAGTTATTACAGATACCCTCAGACGGCAGATTGCCAGAGACTTTTTTGAACAGTTTCAGAACAATACGGCTGATTATTATGTTGCGATAGGAAGATCGGAACAGTGGGATTCATTTGAAACAGTACCAACTCCTGTAAACAACCCAGATGAAATAGGTGATTTCAGAAATGGGTTACAGGCAATGAAAAGAGTTTTAGGTACATCTCTTGTTGTTCCTCGTAATAACTGGTCGCAAGGCACAATTTATTCACAATATGATGATACGGTTCAAGGCTATCCAACACAGCCTTACTATGCGAAAACGGATAACAACCAGGTTTATGCATGTCTGGAAACAGGCCGTGATAGATTTGGTGTAGCCCAACCATCAACAATTGAGCCAACATCATCAAATAATGATTCATTTAGACTTGCTGATGGTTATGTATGGAAATTTTTATACACAATCAGTGCACAAAGGCAGGATCAATTCCAATCATCAAACTTTATGCCTGTGCAAAAACAAGGTTCTGTGGATTCAAATTCAACCGGTATCGAATTAAAACAAAAAGAAATCCAGGATAGTGCAACGCCTGGCGAAATTCTTTCAATTGTTATTACCGCTGGTGGTACAGGATATACATCTGCCCCTTCAGTTGCAATTACAAGCCCTACAGGTTTTGGTGCTGCAGCAACGGCAGTAATTGATTCTGCTACTGGCCAAGTTGCGCGTGTTCGTATGGATGGCGCTTCATTAAATACAATTGCACACGGTAGTGGATATACAACCGCAAATGTTTCGTTTAATGGTGGTGGCGGAGCCGGAGCCACTGCGCGTGCAGTCTTGGCATTTAGTGATTCAGGTGTTGGTGCAGATGCAAGAACCGACCTTAAAACCTCATCAATTATGTTCCATACAATGTTGGAAGGTGATGATAGTGATTTTATTGTACAACAAGATTTTAGACAGGTTGGTCTTTATAAAAACCCATTAAATAGAGCAGGTGCAAGATTTACTGGTACAACGTCAAATCTTCTTACCAAGATGAAACTTTCAAGTATTGTTACATCATTTACAAAAGATAAACTTATTGAAGGTCAGTCCTCTGGCGCAATTGCATATGTTGATGATACAGATTCAAATGAACTTTATTATCACCAAACAGATGCTACTGGATTCTTATCCTTTTTGGATGGAGAAATCATAGATGAACAAAACGGCACAGGTAATGGTGTAATTGATTCGGCACTGGTTTATCCAAATGTTGATACTCTTACCGGTGATATTCTTTATATAGATAATAGAGCTCCGGTATCAAGATCCTTGACTCAGGCCGAAGATATCAAAATTATTTTACAATTCTAAAGGTTAGAAAATGGCAACTACATTTACCGATACCCTATTTGCTACAGAATATAAAGATGATT